TTCTCATTAATCGTATTCATCAACTGACCTTTATTAATTTTCTTAAATGGTTTCCCAAATAAAGAAAATGTAATAGCATCAATCAATGTAGACTTACCAGCACCATTCTTACCCACAACTAGAGTCATAGGATCTTGATTAAGCTGTACTTCAAAAAAATTATTACCTGTTGCTAAAAAATTCTTCCACCTAACAGTTTTCAATGTTATCATTTATTCATCCGTATTAAGAGCTTCGTCATATAAGATTTGTAATAATTTTTTAATCTTAGTTCTCTCTGCCATCTTAGAATCATCAATAGGCATACTATCAACATACTCCTCAAGAAATGTAGCTGTATTACCAATCTCTAAATCTTCATTTTGAGGTCCTTCATATCGTGCAGTATACTCTGATAAATCCTCATAGATAATTAAATCAGCTGGATCAGATTTATACATTCTATCAAGGAATGATTCAAACAATGGAACTTGTGTTTTGTTTTCGACAATCAGTTTAACAATCTTATCCTTATAAAAATTTGTATTCATATTTTTATAATCATTTTCATAATTCTCATCATCATAATATATCTTCTCAAACAAACGATACTTATTTTGTATAAACTCTGCTTTTCTTGTTTCTGTATCAAAGATATGAAACCCTTTTGGATCATCATAATCATTCCAAGTGATTTCGTATGGAGCTCCAAGATAATGTATGTTGCCCTTACTAGACTTATGATGATAGTGTCCAGAAGCTACAAACTCATAACGATTGAATATGCTTGGTTTCAAACCAGTACCAGAAACATAATTCTTATACATAGCAAATCCTTCAACTTCTAAATGGCCAAGTGCAATCTGTGATTTAGAGTTGTTGATAAACTCCATAGTTGATTCATAATTTTCTGAGTTTATCCAAGGTATTAAATCAATCAATGTACCATCAAGTGTTATAGTTGCAGCTTCTGGATATGTGGATACATTATCATAATGTCCATATAATAAATATGAGCTGTTAACATTATTTGTATTTCTATAATATGTAGAATGATTTCCAACAATAGAATGTAAAGTAATTTTTTCTTTTGCTAATACATCAAAATAATATTTTCGTACTTTATCAAGTGTATTAAAGTTCACATATTTTCTTCTATCAAACGTATCACCTAAGTCTACTATTGTATCAATATTATGTTCTTTAAGGTAAGGAACAAATTGATTAGTATAAAATTGGTCAATGTAATCATTGAATAAATTACTATCACCTTTACCACCAAAATGTTGATCTGTTATTAAAGCTATTTTCACTCGTAACTTTGCTCCCAATTATGTTTACATCTAGTACATTCAAAAACTTGTACTTTTTTATCATTACGTTTTTCAACCGAAAAACTACAATTAACAAAAGCATGATCTGGTTCGTGATCTTTACAACGTGGACATTCTTGAAACATAAAAACATTGTAATCATTCGACACTACAATACTCCTCTCATTGGTATAGAACATAATAACATACTTATGCTCAAGTTACAAGGAAGAACTTAAAAATAAAGTTCTAGGTTATGTTTAGTCTTCTTAGGCTTCTTTTTATGGGGGTTTTCCGCGTATTTTTCGTGTGTATGGAGGTATTCCACATATTGGTTGGATATTTTCTTATTATCTTCACCATCAATGCTAAGCTGTTGCATTATACCTGATCGTTCAACATACAAGTATTTAATATGCATAAGCTTCCTTTCTTTTACTATCCTTCTGACATATGCATGATGTATAATCTGTGTAAAATAAGAAAATGGATTCTTTGATTTCTCTGGGTTAAAATTATGAGCATACAATAAACAATTCTCAATACCATCAGAAACTAAATCATCTCTAAAAGTATAATTAATAAAGTTAGGTCTCATAGCTAGATGTTCACAAATCTTTAAAAAACACTCACCCATATACTCTGTTGATGGAGGATCTTTTTCATCTACTTCTCTAGCATCAATAACTCTCTGTTTCCACTTTTTTATTTCTGCAAAAAATGATTCATTATCTACATAATGTCGTTTTTTATTCATTATTTAACTCCTGTTGAACCAAGACCACCGCCTCGATTTTCAATTTCAGATTCAGTTTTATGTTGAGTTAAACTAATGTTTACTAGTTCTGGTCTAATAACTGGTTTGATAACCAGTTGAGCTATTCTATCACCCTTCTTTACTTTATAAGGAAAATGATTATGATTAATCATTATAACTTTAAGTTCACCACGATAACCCGCATCAATAGTACCGGGTGTATTTAAAACTTGTAATCCAAACTTTGCAGCTAATCCAGAACGTGAACGAACTTGTCCTTCATAACCATAAGGTATAATAGTATAAAGACCTGTGTCAATTGTTACCCAACAAAAAGCACGAATAGTTATATCTACATTAGACCTAATATCCATACCTGCATCTCCATCATTTTTAAATTCAGGTAATGGATTATCTGATTCATTATATATTTTAACTTGCATATTGAATTCCTGTACCAGTACCTGAACTCCATGTATACTCTGTTACAATATGTGGTTGAGCTTTATTACTTATAACTGATTGTACACAACCACATACATCACAAGTATAATCTAAATAATAATTATATCCATAAACACCTTCAGTTGTTTGTTCATGAGGTGTTCTTGTTTTACATCTATCACACATTTTCTTTGAAAGGTCTTTCTTCTGATGTTTCTTCTCCGTCGTTGGCCCAGGTTTCTCGTGCTTTTCCATAATAATGATCTCCCTTATGTTTTAGTTTATTAAGTTTTTTCTTGTCATACTTATTCTTAATAATTTTTTTATACGTCTTTCCCATTGCCTTTCCTCTATAAAGTTATTTGTTCACAATCGTAATTGAACTTCTCGTGTAAGTAAGTACTGACGCGTTCTTCCCAGTGCTTAATACCATAGTTTTGATGTTTCTTCCAAATTAAATCATCAACAATATCGAATAACACGGCTTTGTTGTTTTTATCATCTAATCTTAATACTCGTCCAATAGACTGAAGATTTCTTATCTTCCCTTTATATGGATGAGCAAAGATTAATGTTTGTAAATTTCTAATATTTACACCCGTTGATAAAACACCAGATGAAGCTACTATTATAGAATTTTCTACTTCCGTTGCCTGCCTGATACTTTCCCTATCTTCTACAGAAGTTTCACCAGCAATAAAAAATATGTTCCTTTCTTGGTTAAGTTTTTTTCTTAATATTTGTTCTAATACCTTACCGTGTTTCTCAACAAAATTAAAGAGTATTAAAACATTACCCTTTCTAGCTAATGCTAAATCACATATAAAGTTGTTTCTCTTTTTATGTGTTACAATAAAATCAATTTCTTCTTGATATGTAGCTTTCTTATTTAACTCACACTCTGAATCTTCATACTTTAGCTTTAAACACTTTATTTGTAATTCTGATATATGTTTATCTTTCATCAACTGTTTAGAAGTAACGGCTGTAAATGTCCTGCCAAATAGACCCTCAAGCACTAGTTTATTGGTCTTTGAGTCAGTTAATGTACCAGTTGTTCCAAAACGATATCGACAACTAGTCATTTTTTCTAAAATGCCTTTTAAGGACTGTGCATTACATAAATGGGCCTCATCACCAACAACCATACCAAACTTATTAAAATACGCTTTACCTAGCCTAAAAAGAGATTGCCAAGTACTTATATATATTTGTTGTTCTGCTTCTTTTTCTTTGCCAGAATAGATCATATGACATTGATTTTCAACATTCCATTCTGGATGACTAGAGGAATAGTCTTTAAAATCACCATACATTTGTGTAACTAAATTTGTTGTTGGTACAAGTATTAGTATCTTATCATTATCCAAAAATTGTTGATGCCATCTTATTAAAGAGTATATAACTAAACTCTTACCTGATGATGTTGGTGATAATAATAAAGCTCTTTCTCTTTTGATACAATGTAAAAATGATGCTACTTGATAATCCCTAGGGATTATTGGTTTATTCTTACAATGCAAATTCATTGAATCAAAAAATGCTGGTACATCAGAATCTTTTTTATTAACTTCTACTATGTCAGTTTTAACAACATAGCCGTGTTTATCTGCCCAATCTTTTAAATAGAGATATAACCCAAGATACATCTGCCCTGTTTGAATATTGAATAATCTTATTTTTCCGTCCCACATCTTTGCACGAACTTTTGGATGGAACTGTGCATTAGGAACTTTAAATGAAAAGAATTCATTCAACTCATAAGCTATATGTCTTTCACAAGAAACTTGCAAAAATACTTCATCAACTTTTCCGACTACAATCATCCAATTTCACCAGCTAAAAATTTCTTCCACTTGATAGTATTACCTACATTAAACGATAGTGACATTATGGTTTTTGTAAATGCTTCAATTAAGTTTAGCTTCAACTGTTGTTCTTTGACTTTTGCTTTTTGAACATTAAGTTTTTCATCTGCATTTAAAAATATATCCATGTCAGATCTTAATATTTTAATATCTACAGGTCCCTCTTCTTTATATACTTCGGGGTCTGCTTTTCCTGTATAATAAAGCCATCGTTTCTTTTTTATGATGTCTCTTTCGTTTTCCATAAATTGTAAAACTAAAGCCTCTTCATAAATTGCTTGTTGATACTTAAACATCAACTCGGGCACGGATAAAGATGCTAGATCTATGTTAGACTCAGCCTTTAAGAAAGCTGTATCTTTGTCTATCAATTGCTTGTAATCATTTAAATTCATAAGTAATTATAACAAATAATTATATAAAATACAAGGAACAAGTTAGGTTATTTTATTGATTCTGAATACACTAGTAAACATAAAAGAAGCATCAACAACAATAGGATCAAGTGTATCAGCTGCCGCGTCAAAATCTATTGCACCTAGTGTTATTGGAAAAGCATCTTGAAATGTGATGTTATAGCTTGGATTAGCTTTGTTAGTATTTATTATAACATTTATATCCGAGTATATTCCATCAGTAGAAGAATTTACAGGAGGTTTTTTTAGAGAAGTAAATTGTGTAAAATCATCAGGGAAGCCCATAGATACTAACCAGGTATAAATTTCCTGATAGTTTTGCAAATCTTCATCAACCACAAAGCTTATGTTTAAAGGATCAAACGTAAGTTTTTCTCCTTCCAATGGAATATCAGAAAACATTGTAGGTTGTACAGCTGCACCAATGACCATTGAAGGAATGCTTACCTTCTGACAAAAGTAATTACAATGAGGTATTCTAACAAAATTAGTTTCAAATGATACAGCTTGTAATAAGTTTAAATTAGTTGGTTGATTGTTTATAGCCATTATTAAGTATTTATTAAGTTATTATTATATGTATTTATAACATATAATATATATAATTGAACCCACTGACAATGTAATAGTACCATAGGATTCCCACCAAGGTAAGGAACAAGTTAAGTAAAGATAGAATACATGTATCCCAGCCTATTTAAGTTCATTCTATTGACTTTATGTTCTAGTTCGATATCATCCTTTGATTGTCCATGATACTCAACAGCTAGATATTCTTCTATCATTATATTATTAAGTGATTTTCCGTCAACAATAATTTCTCCGAGTATCCTTCCAAATTTACCCTTTTTGTCTAAGTGTGTTCTGAGTGTAATATAGGAACCTTTTTTACAATGATCCTTTAGGAAATTTTTAGAAATATTACCGTAAAACTTTTCTTCTTTATCACTAGTTCTCGATTCGGGTGTGTCAATACCAAAGAGTCTTATCCTTTGTTTAGACATTATAATATCAAAGCCTAAATCAATATCAACGTCAATAGTATCCCCATCAATAACTTTAACTACTTTTGCTTTATATTCGTTCATTTATTTTTCTTTTCAAGTAAGAATTGTAATAGTCTTAATGTTAAATCAAATGCTTTATCAAATAAGTAAGTCATGTATTATTATCTTCCCTTTTTCTTCGCTCAGCAAGATTATCAATAAACTTATTAGTACTAGCAATCATTGGAAATGGTTTATTATTACCACTATTCACAAGTACTGGTTTGTGAGTATATCCTGGTGCATTACCCATACTATCTATCACCTCATTCTTTCGTTTCGCGAATTCTTCAAAGTTTTCTTCTTCTCTACTCATTTATTTCTTTCCTTCCTTGCAGCTATCTTATCTTCTTCTTCGAGTCTATCTATAAACTCTTTAGCTCTTGGTGACATCTCTTCTACAAAACCATAACTACTTTTCTCAAACTCAAACGCATCTGCCATAACATCTGGTGTTGGTATAGAATACTCTATGTTACAACTAGTGTATGCTTGAACATAAGTAGAACCAAACTCTCTTGCAATAAGTATTGCTCGTCTTGCAGTCCTCACTACCTTTGCAGGATTTGTTGGAACTATCCTTGCAATATAGTCTAACTTAGCTACTCGTGCAAGACCTAACATATCCATTTTTTCATCTTCTTTACCACGCGGAGACATTTTCATTACTACACCATGTTGAGTCATACCACTTTCTTGTCCACCTGTATTTCCATAAGTCTCATTGTCTAACATAAATGTGGAAAACTTTTCGTGTCTAAACCAACTATGCATCAATCCTTGAAATCCAATATCAACTAGTCCACCATCACCACACATAACAATTACATCTTTGTGTTGATTTGGAAATCTTACTTCTAATCCTCTCTTGAGTCCAGAGGCTACTGCATTAGTGTCACCATAATTACCATAGATAAATGGTACATTACCTTGTGAAATTGCTAATCGTCCACAACCAGCTGTTCCAACAAAAATGGTATGTTCTGGTTGAGGTAGTGCAAGAAATACAAGTCGAATAAATAGAGTCATCGCACAACCAGCGCACATGGGATGCTCTTCAATTAATTCTTTGAACTTTCCCATATCGCTAACTTTTTTCTTCTTACCATATTGACCGTGTTTAACAAGGTCTTGATACTCTATAGGTAAGTGTTCCAAATAGCCAGGTGCAGGTTTTACTGTATCGAATGACATTATATTTAACTCCATTTAATAATAAAAAAAAAGAGGGACAGGGAAAATCCCCATCCCCCTGATTTAGTAAAAACTAATATTACATCAAGTTGTCAATCTTAACTTTTCTGTAGTATTGGTTCTCGTTAGCTGTCATTGTCATTCCACCAGCATTAACGAAAGGATTTTTCACCATTCCGTATCGGGTTTTAAAACCGATTTTTGGTTGAAATGTATTCTCGCCCATAGCACGAACCATTTGTAAAGGCACGTAAGGACAATAGAAAAGACCAGCATCATAAGGAGAAGAACCCTTATAACCAACACAATAGAACTGACC